TGGGATGATGTACCTTTGGCTAATGACACCAAAGTACTACATCGGATTGAAGTTGAAGATAGAGGCGAAGGATGTGGTGATGGACTTCCAACCTGATAATTACAATCTTGGAACTGCCCTCACCTACCTAATGAGAGCAGGTAAGAAACCTCACAACCCTATCTGCGATGACATCAGAAAAGCCATCGCTCACCTACAATTTGAACTTGAACGCCAAGATGAGCAGCAAACCATTAGCGCAACAAGCGAAGGAAGCCAAACAACAACAGGAAAGTATGCAGTACTATACTAACCCTGCCAAACGCAGGAAGATTGACTTTATCCTTGAGGAGTGCGCTACGCTAATGTCAAACTGCGAAGCCACATACCAAGCTCGGCAACAGGCGAAATACAAAGAACAAGAGTTACTGGGTGAGATTGCCAAGATAGACCTGCACTTCGCCATACAATGCGGCTATCTGATCCCCGATAATTGAAAAGCTACAAGATTGTCGTAGGCAAGGTTCCAAGCCTTAACGCCTTCTACGCATCAAAGCATTGGACTGCCCGTGTAAAGGCAAAGGAGTTGGTATCAAGGGAGGTGATGTCGCAGCTTGAGAAGTATGACCTGCAAGAGATAAAGGATGTCCACATCCATTGCAAGGTCAACTACCGCTACGATATTGACAATGCGATAATGGCGGTGAAGTTTGCCCTTGACACATTTAAGACTTGGGGTGGTGTGAAGGATGATAGCCGCAAATATGTGCATTCCTTAAAGTTGGTACACGATACTACAATTCCCAAAGACACGGCAGAAATTACCTTTACTGGTTTGTTGGTATCAGAATAAGTTGTATATTTGCATAACTTAAAACCAATCAGTTATGACTTTATCTTTCAGTTCAGACGTTTACACCGAGATGGTGCAAGTGCAACAAGCACAAATCCAAGCACTACAAAACAAGGTACAAGAGCTTGAAGCTCGTATTGAGGTTTTGCAGCAGCAATCAATTCTATTTATCTAAAACCAATCTATTATGTCAAAAATTATTTCAATCACCCCAACAGGCCAATGGCAAGACCTCTTTAAGTTAGAGGTTCGCTTCGACAATGGAGACTTCGGTACTGCCTTTGCCAAATCACAGACCCCACCCTATGCCGTAGGCGAAGACGTGGAGTACACCAAGAACGAAAAGGGTACTGTTAAAATCCAACGTGCCAATGCTTTTGGCGGTGGTGGAGGATATAACCAATCAGCTCCATCTGCGCCTAAAAATAACGATGACCGCTCACTTTCAATCATCCGACAGGTTGCTCTAAAGGCTGCGGTTGAGTACGCTTGTGCTGCGCAACACGATGTCAACACCATCCTTGCTAACGCAGAAACCTTTAACGCTTGGATGACAGGACAGAGTGCTGCTCCTGCCTCACACACCGAGCATTTTGCAAATCGCAACGACCCTTTCTGATTGGTTTTTAATAGGTCGTTGTGTGAAGCCCCTCTACGGAGGGGTTTTTTTATGTCAACTATTTTGTTATATTTGCTAACCAATCAGAATCAATGATACACCCCGACCTTCTTTCTAACGAGTCTTCGTTACCATACCTCCAACGCGCCCTCAAGGGTAAGTACTATGACACGGGCAAGCTCGGTGTTTATGAAGTAGATCAGTACCTACGACTTAAAGATGGTGAGTTTGTCGTAGTGGTCGGCCACGCTAACGTGGGCAAGACCCACACGCTGCTTTACCTAATGCTGCTTCAGTCGTATAACTTCGGCAAGAAGTGGCTGATATATTCGGCAGAGAACGAAGTGCCAAGCCTCAAGCGCAAGCTAATAGAGTTCCTCGTGTGCAAACCAATTCAAGGCATAGATGAGGGGATGATGTACCGCAAGTTGGACTTCATCAACGAGTACTTCCAATTTCTTGACGGCAATCGGCTATTCACCGCCTTTGAACTTCTTGAGGTTATGAACTCCATCAAGAACGAGTGGAACTATACAGGTGCTTTGATAGACCCATACAACTCCCTATCAACAGACCAAAAGAAATTAGGGAAGACAGGGATGCACGAATACCACTACGAGGTAGCCTCTGCGCTTCGGGTATTTGCACATCAGAACAACGTCACCACCATAGTCAATGCTCACCCTGTAACCGAAGCGATGCGCAAGACATTCTACAAAGGCCACAAGTACGAGGGGATGGCGATGCCGCCAAACACATCAGACATTGAAGGTGGCGGTAAGTGGGGCAACAGATCAGACTGCGTAATCGTGATTCACCGATTCGCTGCACACGAAACCGATTGGATTTACACGCACATCCACGTTAGGAAGGTCAAGGAGATGGAATCGGGAGGGCGCATAACGCCCCTTGAAACTCCGCTTGTTTTGCAGAGTGTTTTAGGTAACGTAGGGTTTGTCATAAACGGGCGTAACTTGCTGCCGATAAAAACGGATGAAACACCTGCGAGCGATGTACCCTTCTGACGATAGCCACGACCTTTACATAAGGGAGAAGCAGTTGATGCTTGCAGGTACTGCGATGTGGTTGGCAAAGCAAGCAGCAGACAAAGCAAAAGGCAGGGAAGTACAAGATGACATTCTGCACCACGTTATGTCCTGCCACTACGCAGACCTACTCTTGCAGCAGTTCATTGACTACCGACAGTTCACAGAGGGTAAGATGAACGAGATGTACCTTGCCAACGCCAAGCTGCGAGTTGATAGCGAGCAGATGCACTACGAGATACAAAGACTGCAAGGGATAATAGAGGACAATCTATGAGGCAGATATTCTCCCCCTTTCAAAAGTACGAATGCTTTGCAGTAGATGGAGTGGACTACCTCGTGGTGGACTACACCATTATCCAAGACAAAGATGACAATTTAGTGGAATGGGCGAGTGAGATGAAGTTCAAAAGACTTTCAGATCACAAGCACTTCACTATGCCGATAACTAAAATAATAACCAATTACAACGAGGGCAGAGCGAAACGCTGCAAATGCTAATGAGACCATTTGAAATACGCCAATTAAAAGTATCTAAAGAACAGTACTATGCACGTCTTGGGTTCCAAGACAATGGAAGCCGTGCGCATAAAGAATCTACTGCAAGAGCAGCATTCGTATCAGCATTCCGCAACCACGCCACCCTGCACGAACTTGGTGAGGCCATAGACAAAGACCATAGCTCGGTGGCGTATGCCGTAAGGATGCACAAAGACCGCCTTATCTACGGGGACTATCAGCACTACTACAAGGTAGCCTGCTGCGTTCTTGAGGAGAACCCGATGGCCTGCATTGATAAGCCCGACTTTCAATCTTTAGAATTGGAACTAAATAAACTCAATGAAGTCGTTGCGGAGTTATCTAAATACAAGGAATTGTATCTAACTCTTAAACGCACATTTGATGAATTTTAACGTAGGACTTTACCCCATCTATGGGCTTGTAGTTGGGGCGAATTGGTCAAAGACCGATTACCTTGAGGAAGATATTGTGATGCACACCGTTCAGTTTGCATTGTTTGTGATAATCGTAGAAATCACTTGGGACTCCTCGCAGTATTAGCAAAGCGACAGACGGATTGGATTCGGATGTGCAAGAGCTTTGGAGCGAGTGATGACCTTGCCCAAGAGCTTACGCAGGAGATGTACGTTAGGTTGTACAAGTACGTTGATGATGCGGAGAAGATAATGTACAACGAAACGGAGGTCAACACCTTCTTTGTCTACGTTACGCTGCGCAATATGTACGCCACCTTGATGCGCCAACGAGCAAGATTTGAATTCGTAGATGTGGACATCCTTGAGGAGTTTATCTACGAGGAGGCCAACGAAGATGCAGAGGTGCAGCTCATACAACTCTACGACAGGGTTTGGTCAACACAAACCGATTGGCATTGGTACGATAAAAAGATATTTGCACTATACCACAACACAGATATGAGCATTCGCACGTTAGCGGATGAGACCAAGATTTCAGCAAGATCAATTTTCAACACACTAAAAAATGCAAGAGAGCGAATCCAAGAAGACTGCCAAGACACCTACCAAGCGTACAAAGAAGCCAAGCGGCTTGGGTGATACCATCGAGACTATCACAACTGCCACAGGCATCAAGGCTGCGGTGGATTGGTTCAGCGAAGCAACTGGTGTTGACTGCGGATGCGATGCCCGTAAGGAGAAACTAAACAAGCTATTTAGGTACAGGAAGCCAGAATGCTTGACCAAAGAAGAATACGAGTTTGTGGGCAAGATGCGAGGCAGGAACACCGTCACCGCCATTGAGCAGACGGAAGTGAATAGAATCTACAACCGAGTCTTTAAGGATTCGGTGAAGCCTACAAACTGCGGCTCATGCCTTCGTGGTAGGTTGCAGGAACTAGAGACACTATACAACGCTTATGTCAGTTAGTAATGAGCGCAGGCAATACTCCAACCAAGTTGGGGATATTACTGCAAAGAGATTTGTAGAGGCTTGCGAGGCCATCGGCTACTCCTGTGAGAAGTCAGACCGCAACACCGACATCTACGATCACATTGACTACTTCGTTACACGGCTAAACGGAACAACATCCGTAGATGTAAAAGGAGGCAACCATCCAAATACTATCTGGGTGGAGTTCAAGAACGTAAAAGGTGATAACGGATGGATGTACGGCAAAGCCGAGTACATCGCATTTGATATGCCAGAGCTTGGTGGTTTTGTCATGGTGAGAACGCAAGAACTTGCACGGCTATGTGAGCAGATTGTAGAGCCTGTGTTTGTGACAAAGCAAGATGCTACAAGAAAATACTACCAAAGAGAAGGCAGGGAGGATGTGATAAGCAGACTTGAGTTGCCAGACATTCAAAGATTAGTTTCATTCAAAGTTTTAACCTATGCCAATCCCTCAACCCAAAAGTGGTGAAAAGCAATCCGAATACATCCAACGCTGCTT